TCAACAACCTGAATAGTAAATCGCACCTAAAGACTGAGAGCGACGGGCAAAGGGATTCTGACGCAAGCGCAATCCCTATGAGCGCCGATACCCTGCAGATGTATATGGACTCTGGCATGACGGAAAAGCAAGCCAGAGCTTTCCACAAGAAATTATATGGATAGGAGATGAAATCAATGTTTGTGCTTGAAAGCACCTATGACGGTGCAGGAACTATACTTGAAGTTTTGCCCTTGACGGACAGTGAAGCTGCAGCTGCCGGGGAGACTTTTAAGTTTTCCAGCGGAAAATTAACTAAGGCAGCAACTACCGACAAACCAGCTTATATTGGTATCCAAAAGGTGGCCGCCGGAACTGGAAAAACCGTTGAGTGTGTAGCAGTTCGCCCTGACCAGGTGTGGATAGGGGATTATACCTCTGCTAGTACCAATGTGCCGGCAATAGGCGCGAAGTACGTACTGGACTCCACTGGTTTAAAAGTTGACGCCGATACCACCACAAATGGTATAGCAACTATTATTTCGGTGGATACTGCAAAGAAGAAATGCCGGTGTAAATTCGAGTAGTCCCGGCTAAGTAACCGAATAAAACCGCACAACAAGGAGCTTTCAAGGAGGCTCTTTTTTTGTGCCCAATTTTTGAGAGGAAGTGAATTAAAAGTGATTGTATCTGCAACTGCAGGGAAAATTGATGCGGCGATTGGGCGTTTTGAGGGCCCGCTTATGGCGTACATGCTGAAAGAAGAGCAGGACTTTGCCCGAGACAGCATTAAGGAAAAGCTGTATAACGTGCGCAAATCCAAACATTACAGCGAATCGTTTTCCGGTTTAACCGGTATTGGCAACTTCGTGCCCACTGATGGCGCAGTTCCCTATGATGAATTTGAAGAGAGTTACAGCAAGACCCTTATCCACCAGGTATTCAAAAAGGGCATTGAGATTAAACGCGAGTTGATCGACGATAGCCGGGTAATTGACATGGAAGGCATGGCTGGAATGCTGATTGACTCATGGAATGCCACCCTGGAAGAATTACTTCATGCTCCGTTTAACAACTGCACACAAACCGACTTTACTTTTGAAGGAAAAACCTTCGATATTGCTGTTGCCGATGGTTTGGCCTTGGCTTCCAATGCCCATACGTCCAAAACCGGGAAGGGAGGCACCCAGGACAATTACACCACAAATACATTTAATGTGGAAAACCTGAAAGTCGCTGAGGACATGATGAAGGCCATAAAGACGGATATTGGCAAAAAAGCCAACGTTAAGGGCGATACTATTTTCGCTTCATATTCTATCCGGAACGAGGTCTGGGAGGCCGTTCATTCTCTGGGCAAGGTTGACTCCGGAGACAATAACGTGAACCCCTATAAGGATAAGTTTAATGTTGTTATCTCCGACTGGCTGAACGACGGTTATTGGTTCTTGATAGACAGCAGAGTCTTACGGCGTAACCTGTACTTCCTAGAAAGGCATCCCTTGAAAGTAACGTCGCAGGTCGATTTCAATACCGACAACTGGCAGATTAAGGCTTACGCGCGTAACAGCCTGGGCTTTAAGTCTTGGGAGCCCGTTATCTGCAACATACCGGCCTAGATAGAGGGGGCACTAAACCCCCTCTTAATCTTATTTTAAGGAGGCGATATCTTTGGCGGCTACACATCATGAAGGGCCGTTGTTCATAGGCGGCAAACAGGTTACCGGCAATGCCACCATAGCGGAGTTGGAGCAAGCCATTTCCGCTACCCCGACAAAAGAAGAGGTCCAAGCGATAAGCGATAAGGTGGACGAGGTTATAGCGTCGCTTATTGCCGCAGGAATAATCAAGGAGGCTTAAGCGCCTCCTTTTTTTGGAGAGTGAAAAACCATGTTAGACAGAAACGAGCTTACCCTGAACAGCACAGAAAGGAAACTGCTCTGGGGCATATACGAAACCTTACAGGAGATAAAGGGCCTGCTTCTGGTGCCTGCAGCGTACGAGCAGACAGCGGATAGATCCCTGGAAGATTTGAAGCGTCATGAACTCATGGTGCTGGTAAAGGCTCTGCCGGCGGAGAAAAAGCCGGAGGGGTGGAGCAAGCTCAGCAATGCCGAATTAATCGACATTTTGACGGAGAAAGAAGGCGCGTAAATTGAGAAGTACCTACACGGCTCAAAAAGTGGAAGTGAAGGCGGGAGTGAAGGGAACCGCAGTAGATATCGTTGTTGCCGGCCGGCCTTTTATGATTGCTAATACCGGCGCACAGCCGCTATATGTCAATCCTGCGGAAACTGCGACAGCCAATAACGGATTTCTGATACCTGCGGGGACTGTACTGCCTATCAAGATGGCGGTAAGGGGTAATTTATCGGCAATATCCAATGCTACCGGAACCGATGTTGCGGTGCTGTACTTCGATGTTTAGGAAGGGTGGTGTGCCCTTGTGAACTACAAGGAATTAAAGGAGCATACGCTGCAACTATTAAATAAATATTCTACTCGCGGCAAGGAACTGGCGCCGACCAAAACCGCCGACATCAGGCTTAAGATCGAGAACTTCATTAATACCGAATTGATGGACTTAGCCACAACCACCGGCAAGCTACGTGCTAGCAAAACCTATGTGATAAAGCCGATATACAACGAACTGAGCCGCGACACCTCAAGCATTAAAACCCACTTGCCCGGGCAGGATTTCGCCATAGAACTGCCCGGAGCCAAGTCATATTTTTTCGAGGTCCAGGGCCCGGCAACGGTAACGGTAGACGAATTTGCAGATGGCGTTTGGGTGAACCTTGAGACTATTGCCATTGCGGAAACGGTACCGGAATTCACGGAATACAAGGGGCTTATAACCGCTTCCAGCGATACCTGCCGGGTAAGGCTCAATTTCTCCGGCAATTACATCTATAACTACCGGTATTATGTGCTTTACCCTTATACTTTCCCAGCGGAGGAGGACGTACAGCAGCACAGGCCGTTTTTTTTATACGACCTGCCTGCCGACTACCTGGATACTGAAAACGTCATGATACGGCGCGACCAGAGGCAGTGGGTGCCTTGCGTCGGCTATATATTAGATATTGCTAATCGGCGCATTGGTCTCAACCGCTATCAGGAGGGCGAAGTTATTTTGAATTATTATCGCGAGCCTGTACTGATAGCCATTACTGGGGTGGACGAGGTTGACGATGCCCAAATAATCGACGCTACGCCAGATGGGGCATATGCCCTTGCCCTGGGTGTAGCTTCGCTGGTGACGGCCAAAAATGACCCGGCGGCCAGCGCCTATTTCAATAATCTGTTCGAGGTTAAAAAGGCCAACATGCTCAGCGGTGAAGGCATGTACACCCAGGCCATTATCTCAGTCAATGGGTGGTGATTATTATGGCATACAAACCCAAAATCATAAAACCCATATCTCCCCGGATAAGGCCCAATCAATCCCCCAATATGCTCAATATGTGTTACGACCAGGGCACGCCTACGCAGAGACGGGGATTCGGCATTCACAAGAAATTCCCGGGCGGCATAAGAGGGATGCATTGTTACGAGAAGCCGGACGGCAGCACCGTTATGCTGGTTGCCGCTGGTGGCGGGAAAATATTTGAGGAGGTTTTGACGGATGTCCAAAATGTCTGATTACCTGGAAAACAAGCTATTGGATCATGTCTTGAAAAACACAGCATACACCCCGCCGGAAAAGGTTTACCTGGCTTTGTTTACTTCCGACCCTACCGACGCCGGAACAGGTACGGAAGTAGCGGGTGGGGCCTATGCCCGGCAAGAGATAGCCTTTGGCGCAGCAAACACAGGAACTTCCAGCACTACGGCGGATATTGCCTTTCCGATTGCCACGGCCAACTGGGGGACGGTTACCCATGTGGGCATATATGATGCAACCACTGCCGGCAATTTACTGCTGCACGGAGCCTTGAACACCGCCCGCACAATTAACGTTGATAACCAACTGGTGTTCCTTACGGGAGAATTAACGGTGGTTTTTGATTAAACCTCCTTATGTATTGGGGGTTTTAAGGCATGTATTATTTTTCGTACTCCAGTATCAACTATGGAAGTTTCAGCTACCGCCCCATATGGCTATACAAGGAAGCCAGCGCCAATATTGTAGCCGGAACAGCGCAGGTTAATGCCGCCGCACATGTGCGCTCAGTTATAACGGCAAGTTGTGCAATCGAATGCAGCGGTAATATCGCTAATCCCCATACGATTGTCAAGAACTATTGCCGCGCCGATTTGGCAGCCGGAGCAACGTTACATGCAAACAGTGTGTTGAAACTCTATTCAAGGGCCAATATACACGGCAATGCTGATATAACTACAGACGAGACGATCAGGGTGTTTGAGGAAGCTTTGCTGATATGCGAAGCAGAAATTAACGTTAAAAGCGCGTTCAGGTGGAATGAAAGCGTTCTGCTGACAGCAGGTGCAGATGTGGAGGCGAAGAGCATTGTGGCGATATATGCAAACGTAATCATAGAGGCCGGAGCGGATATTAAAGCGACGGCCAAAAAAGCAATTGCAACAGGCCTTACCGATGCTGACACCTATTTCTTTAATTTTGGCGGCAAGTGCTATTTCTACAACGGTACAGACTATTGCTATTACGACGGTATACAGGTGGGCAGGGTAACGGATATTGCCTACATCCCCACTATAACCATGGGACGAGCGCCGACAGGGGGCGGTACCCAAAACGAGGATTTAAATTACCTCAGCAACTCCTGGGTAGATTCATTCTCCGGTACCGCCGATGCGACGGAATACCAGCTTTCTTTCTCCGGACTGAGCGATAAACCGGTTAAGGTTTGGGTTAGCGGGGAAGAAAAATTGGAAAACACGGATTTTACGGTAAACCGCGAAACCGGCGTGATAACCTTTAACGCTGCCCCGGGGGAAGGCACGGATAATATTCAAATACAGGCCGAAAAGGGCGGGCTGATGAATCCGGGTTATATAAACAAATGCACCCAAATGATTATATACGGCGGCAAGAACGATAACAGGGTATTCGCCTGTCGGGGCAACACCAGATACCATTGTGGACTGAATAACCCCGCTTACTGGCCTGAGAATAACTATGCAGCCATTACTTCCGATGCGGAGAATCTTGTGGGCTTCGGTAAGATGTACGATTACCTGATAAACCTTAAGGAGTTTAGCCTGACGTTTACAACACTCGATTCCGATTCGGGAGGAGACGTCATCTTTCCGGTATATCCGCTGAATGATGAATACGGATGTCTTGCCCCCGACAGTATACAGCCCGTAGCCAATGGGCTTATTTTTTTGGCTCAGACGGTGACAGGCGCTCCGGCCGGCGTGGTTTTTCTTTCGCCTACAACAATTCGCAACCAGCTTAACGCGCGGGTCATAAGCGAGGACATCAATAAGTCGGTACATGCCGGTATTGCCGGAATTATTGAATACTCCAGGGAAGAACTGGAGGCGGCCAAGTCTTATGTCCACGATAAAAAATACTGGCTAAAAGTAGGTGATAGGGTTTGGATCCTTGATTTAAGGACCACTAACTTCACCGCGGGAGAATATTGCTGGTATCCCTATGACGGACCAGAGACAGGGGGCAACTGCTTCCTGGAACATGAGGATAACTTTTACGTGGGAGACGGCAACAACGGGGCTATTTATTGCGAAAGCGAGGGGCTGGAGAGCTTAAACGACGGATTGACTGCCATTAATTCCTACTGGACTTCGCCAATACTCTACTGCGGTTCCAGAAGCTATACCAAGGACTTTGAGGAACTGCATATTGTATTCGGGCCCCAGGTATTGGCCGACCACTATTTAGCTTTCGTCACCGACGAGGATAGGGAAGTAATTGACATCAATATTGAGAGTGCAAGGATATTCAGTTATGCGCAGTTGAATTACGGCTCTTTCCATTACGGTTCTAATCCTTATCCATCCAAGCAGACTGAGCTTGTGGGTTATTCGGCGGAGTACCTGCAGTGGATTGTTGGCAATGAAAAAAACAACCAGGGCTTGACTATACTGGCGCAAGAACTGGATTACCTTTGGGGAGAACGAAGCTAAGAGAAAAGGAAGTGATTAACCATGGCCTTACAGAAGATGGGCAATTTCACCTTTAACCATGTGAACCAGACGGATGAATTAGGTCTAACTGCGGACGAGGCAAAAGAAAAGTTTGACAGCCGTGGAGAAGAATTAAAGACTGCGCTGAATAACGCGGTGGACGCGCTTAATGCTACTGCTGACGGCAACAGCGGAGCTGATAACGTTGGTGCAACTCCTGTGGAGGGCTGGCCGGGTTCATCTGTGCAAGCTATCCTGGAGAGCGCTAAATCAGATATCGCGGGGCACAAGGCTGCGGCTGCGGTGCAGGCGCATTTAGCCAAAAACATAGCGATAGAAGATACCGAAGGTCTATTTACCGCAACGCACGTCGAAGGGGCGTTAGGTGAGCTTTTTACGTCTGTCAGTAATGGTAAAGATGCAGTCGCTGCCGCCATTACTGACAAGGGTGTGCCGACTTCCGGCAGCGATAGTTTTTCTCAGATGGCAGACAATATAGACTCAATCGTTTTAGGCAGCGGCAATGCAGTAGAAGCCGATGTCCTGAGCGGAAAAACATTCAGCAACGATTCGGGTACCGGCAAAATTGGTACCATGCCCAACCGGGGTGCTGTAAGCCAAAGCCTGGCGGTAAACGGCTCATACACCATTCCGCAAGGCTATCACAACGGCGCAGGGCAAGTCGCGCAGGCCATCCCCACTAAAGGTGCGGCTACGATCACGCCTAGTACTGTTAACCAGGTTATAGCGGCTAATCAGTATCTCACCGGAGCGCAGACTATTGCTGGTAGTGCGAATTTATTAGC